TTAATATATTCAGTAAGATGAATGGTTTATTAAGAGAACGTAATGGTAAGATACGAGAAGAGATTAATGATTTATCGCACCAAGTAGAGTTAGTTACAACTAAGATTCAAACACAATCTAAATATATTAAAAATCTTGAATCATTAAATGAAGATCAAATTGGCGGTAAACGTAAAACAATACGTCAACACAAGAAAAGAATTAATGAAATCTTTGAGGAGTCAAAGTCATTAGGTGAAGGATTAGCAACACTAACTCAAGAAACAGAAGCACGTCATGATAAAATACTTGGCGAATCAAACAAGCTTGAGTCATATGATTTACAGTTTGATTCTAATATAAAGGATCTTGTGAAAGAATCTAAGTTCTATGAAGATCATGATGAATGTCCTACATGTGATCAAACAATAACACAAGAAAAGAAAACAGAAAAGCTTCAAGAAATTAAAGAAAAAGCAAAAGATATTCAAGAAGGTAAGACTAAACTTAATAAGAAGCTAAATGAGTTAAATCAATCCTATAATGAAGTACGTGAAACTCTTAATGAATTAAAAGATAAACAACAAACTATTCTATCAAATAACGAAAAGATTAATGTATTTCAAAAAGAAATCGATAACATACAAAAAGAAATCAATTCATTATCAGGTCAAAGTGGTGATCTTAAAAATGCTAAAACAGATCTAGAAGATTTAAGAGAATCAAAAGATTCTGTTAATGAACGTAAGCTAGCATTCTTAGAAGAAAGAACGTATAATGAAGTCATTGGTGAAATGCTTAAAGATACAGGTATCAAAACTAAAGTGATTAAACAATATCTACCTGTAATGAATAAACTGATTAATCAATACTTACAAGTACTTGACTTTTTTGTGGCATTCCATCTAGATGAAAACTTCAATGAAACAATTAAATCAAGACACAGAGATGCATTTAACTATTCATCGTTTTCTGAAGGTGAAAAACAAAGAATAGATTTATCGTTACTATTTACTTGGAGACAGGTAGCAAAGATGAAGAATTCAGCAGCTACAAATCTACTTATTCTTGATGAAACTTTTGATTCAAGTCTTGATGTTGATGGTGTTGATTCTTTAACCAAGATTCTTGATACTCTTGAAGATGGCTCAAATGTATTCATCATATCCCACAAAGGAGATGTCCTTGAGAATAAATTTAGATCAAAAATCGAGTTTATTAAAGAACGTAACTTCTCAAGGATTAAATAATAACCTATATAACTAAAAGTTATAAATATATAACAAAACAGTCTAAAATAATCTAAAAAAAGTTAAAAAAACAGTGTACAGCAGCAGCTGATTGTGGTATAATATATCCATATTCAGGAGCAAATCTATGTATCAAGTAAATCCACTTTTAGCCAAACTTCTCGCAAAAGAGAATCTTACTGTAGAACACGGTAATTATAGTACTGCATGGTTTGATGTAAAAAATCGTGTATTAGGTCTTCCTATCTGGAAAGATCATGGTAAAGAAGTTTATGATTTATTAGTTGGTCACGAAGTTGGTCATGCTTTATATACTCCATTTGAAGGTATTCATAGTTCTAATGAAGAAATTAAAGGATGTCCACGAAGCTATATTAATGTAGTCGAAGATGCTCGAATTGAAAGAAAGATTCGTGAAACATATCCCGGTTTAATTCGTACATTTAAAAATGGTTACAAAAAGTTATTTGATTCTGGTTTATTTGGTGAAAATCATGACTTTGATACATTAAAGCTTATTGATAAAATCAACTTAAAGTCTAAGTTATCTGATTTAATTGACGTACCATTTAATGAAGAAGAAACTAAACTATTTCATGAAACAATGAATACTGAAACTTTTTCTGATGTTTGTGAAGTAGTTAAAAAGATTCTTGCATATCAACAAGATCAAGATCAACAACAAGATCAACAACAAGATGAGGCACCTCAATTTCAAAGCACAGATTCTAATGATGACGATTCTTCTGATGAAATGGGTCATGATGATCAACCAATAGATATTTCAGATGACTTAGAGTCTGATAAAGAACCAAACAATAAATCTGAGTCTGAACTTGACAATGATTCACCAACACAAGACGAAGATGGTGAAAGTGCTGATGATATTGATGAAATAATCGATGAAGTTGTTGAAGAAGAAATCGAAAGTAAGTCTAAGACTTCTTCACCATTACCTGAGCATAATAACGAACCAGTTTCTGTTACTGATGAAACATTTAGATCAAACGAAGAAAAACTTCTTGATATAAATGAGAATGGTACTCAAACATTATTGATTAATGATTATAATCAAGAAGAAAGAGATAAACTTATTGTTCCTTATTCTAAACTTGCAGAATCAAGAGCTGAACATGTTGGCAAACCTTATAATGAATGGAAGAAAATTGAAGAACGTTATAATGTTCGACTTCATTGTAACAAATATATTAAAGAAGTTAAAAAGGCAGTGCAACCTGCTGTGAAAGAATTTGAAATGAAGAAAGCAGCTTATCAATGGCAACGTGCAGCAACTGCTAAAACTGGTTCTATTAACGTTGATATGTTACATTCTTATAAGTATAACGAAGATATATTTGCTCGAGTAACAAATATGGCTGATGCAAAAAATCATGGTATGATGCTTCTAATAGATTACTCTGGTTCGATGCATAATGTGCTTGGTAATGTTATACAACAAACTATGCACTTAGTATCATTTTGTAAAGCAGTTAATATTCCATTTAGTGTTTATGCATTTACTACTGGACCAGAAAAAGTCGTAGCTAGAACTGGTGCAATGGACACTGATGGCATGAATATGGTTGAACTTATTAATTCAGATCTTAAGAAGAAAGATTATGATGAAGCTATGTATAACTTATGTCTTAGAGTATTTTCTGATGGTTTAATTGATCATGAATATAAGCATAAGCGATATCAGTTTAATTTTAGAAATTATATATCAAAATACGAAGACTTTGGTTCAACACCATTAAATCAAGCTTTATTACTTTCAACTCACCTCGCGAAAAAATTTATTAGTAAATATGCAATTCAAAAATTTAACTTTATAACAATTACTGATGGTGATGCAAATCGTGTACGTACTTTTCGTTTTCAAGACGGCGATTATGATTTACCAGTTGAGTCTACTTATCGCGATGATAAAATTAAAGTTCAAGTTGATGGTAAAACAATCAATACCTTTGCAGGTAAAGCTCTTACTGAATCATTATTAGATAATATACGTAAAACTTATAATGCAAATACAATGGGATTCTTTATTTCTGAAAAGAATTCTGAATTTAATTATCGTGCAGTTGGTGCTCATTATCATAAAGCTGGTAATGAGTTTGTTGATACGATTGAAACTAAAAAGCAAATCGGTAAAGAATATAAGAAAAATAAATGTTATGAAATGAATGATGTTTATGGTTACAATAAGTATTACTTTATTAAAGGTGGTAATAAAGCTTTAGATACAAGTGATGATGAATTTAATCCAATAACTACAAAGTCAATTGGTAATGACTTTAAAAAATACTCAAAATCAAAGAAAACAAACAAAGTATTAATGCAAAAAATAGGAGCAGCAGTTGCATGAACGAACCAACTATCATAGATTGGATTAAAAAAGATTTTTGTAGTGATCCTCGAAGATTTATTATCGAGGTTATTGCATGGATTTTAAGTATTGCATGTAGTATCACAATGGCTATAACTGTACCTAATCCACCATTGATTATTTTATATCCAATATGGATTCTGGGTTGTTCATTATATGCATGGGCGGCTTGGTCGAGAAGATCAACTGGAATGCTAGCAAACTATATGTTACTTGCATCAATAGATCTTATTGGGTTATATAGAATGGTATTCATATAACAAAATAATCTAAAAAAACTGTGTACATCTACAGTTACCTATGGTATAATATCTATATTAAATAAATGAAGAAGGCTTATATTATGAAAATTTCCACTTTGAATATCTTAAAAACTTTGGCTAATAACTATCCAGATACAACTGTTTTTCGTAAAAACGTTATCGAGACTACTGCTCGAGATATGGGTTTTACTGGAAAAGATTTTGTACCTCTTATGACAAAAGAAAATCGAGTTAAGATTGGTTCTTATGATCTTTCTGCAGTATTACCAAAACCAGAAGCAGTTGTTGAAACTCCTCAACAAAATCCTGTAATGAGAATGGTTGCTTCAGTTACAAACTCTGAAAAAACTTTTGTTGAAGTTGATCCTACATTCGTAGCGTGGGGTGCTTTTAAAGATATATTAAAAGTCTTAAAATCTGAAATGTTCTTTCCAATGTATATTTCTGGTCTATCAGGTAACGGTAAAACGTTCATGGTTGAACAGGCTTGTGCTAAACTTAAAAGAGAAGTTATTCGTGTTCAAATCAATCCTGAAACTGATGAAGATGATTTGATTGGTGGTTTTCGTCTTGTAAATGGCGAAACTGTTTTTGCTAAAGGTCCAGTTCTTAAAGCAATGGAATCTGGTTCAGTTCTTCTTTTAGATGAAATCGATAGAGCAACAAATAAGATTATGTGTCTTCAAGGTATTCTTGAAGGTAAGCCAGTTTTGGTCAAAAAGACAGGTGATATCGTTAAACCTGCTCCTGGCTTCAATGTTGTTGCTACAGCAAATACAAAAGGTAAAGGTTCAGAAGATGGTCGCTTTACTGCAGCTTCGATTATTGATGATGCTTTCCTTGAGCGTTTTAATATCTCTATTGATCAAAAGTTTCCCGGTCGCAATATCGAAGAAAAAATTCTAACTAAGCATTTCGAAAAGTTTAATGGTGATTCTGTTATAACACATGGTCATAAAAACTTTATTGAAAAGCTTGTAAGCTGGGCTGATATCATTCGTAAAACTTTCTATGATGATGGTATTGATGAAGTTATTTCAACTCGTCGTTTATGCCATATCGTTCAAACTTTTACTATCTTTGATGATAAAGCAAAAGCAATTGATCTTTGTATTTCAAGATTTGATGATGATACAAAGGAAGCATTCCTTGATCTATATACTAAAGTAGATTCTGGAGTTCAACTAAATGAAGAAGAGGAGGAATAATGCATTATAAGTTTAATGAAGGAGAGTTGATTGATCAACTCAGAGAATATATCGATTCCACATATGATGGTCACTATTCAAAAAATAAGTTTCAATCAACTGAGTTTATTATTGATTGTGGCCATGGTGAAGGATTTGCTTTAGGTAATGTACTTAAGTATGTCCAACGTTATGGTAAAAAGAATGGTAAGAATCGTGCAGATCTTTTAAAGGTTTTACATTATGCTATTATTGCTTTAAGCGTACATGATCAAAGATATAAATCCGTATGGCCATACGTAGCTCCTATGGAACCTGAAGGAAAAAATCCTCATCGGGACGCTAAAGAAAAACTTAAAAAACAACAAAAAGATCCAAGACACAATCAATGGTAAAAATAGTAGTGTACATTTTACGAAAACTATGTTATAATATACAAATTATTAAACAGGAGAAAACAGTATGGCAGTAAGTATTTCAAATGATACTCTTTCTGTACTCAGGAACTTTTCCAGCATTAATCCTAATGTTGTACTAAAACCTGGGCAACAAGTCAAAACTATTTCAGAGGCAAAGAATATTCTTGCTGTCGCTGAAATCGTAGAAGACTTTCCAACAGAAATGGGCATCTATGATCTTAATGAATTTTTATCAGTTGTGAATCTAGTGAATGATCCACAACTTAATTTTGCTGATAACTATGTCGATGTTGTCGGCGGTAGTTCAAAGGTTAAGTATTTCTTTTCTGACTCCAGCATTTTGACGACGCCTCAAAAGGACATTACCATGCCCGACTGCGAGGTTGAAGTATCATTTACCGATGAGACTTTGTCGCAAATCCGGAAAGCTGCATCGGCTTTGGGTCATAGTGAAATGGCAATCTCTGCTACTGACGAAGGTGTATATATTAAAGTATTTGACTCAAAGGACAGTTCAGCGAATATATATAATAGGTATTGTCCATCAAAGCTTGCAAATAATGGTGGTTACAAAGAAGGTCAATTTGAATTTGTAATCAACATTGCTAATTTGAAGCTTTTAGACGGGGATTACGAAGTAAAAATCTCGTCTAAACTTATTTCCGAATGGAAAAACACAACAAAGCCTGTAACATATTACATTGCTTTAGAAAAAAATAGTAACTATAACTCTTAGGAGAAAATTATGAATGATGAAGTAAAAAACACAGAAGCTGCAGCTGAAGCCGCTCCGGTTCAACTTGCTCTTGCTGATCTTGCCGCGGTAGTATCAATCATTGATATTACAACTAAACGTGGTGCCTTTGAAGGTTCTGAACTAGAATCTGTTGGTGGTGTACGTAATCGTTTGGCTGCATTTTTGCAATCACAACAACCACCTGCTGAAGAAGGTGCTACAGCCACCGATGAAGATGGTGCTGAAGTAGAAGTTGAAGAAGTAGAATCTTAAAACTAAAAGGTATTATATAATGGATAGAAGTGAAAAACTACAGCTCATTGAAGCGCTTAAAAAAGGTAGTGTAACTGTATCTTTCACCAAGGTTAATACTGGTGAAGTTCGTGTTATGCCCTGCACTTTGAATCCCAAGGTATTAGAAGCTAATGGAGTAACAGTAGGTGTTGAAAGCCAAAACTCAGATAACGATCAAATCGTTTGTTGGGCTTTGGATAAAAATGCTTGGCGTTCTTTTATAGCTGAAACAGTTATATCTTGGGAGGTATTATAGTGAATGAGTTTCTTTGGGTAGAAAAGTATCGACCACAACACATAAGCAACATAGTCTTACCAAAACAAATTAAAAAGACGTTTGAAGATATTGTTAACGGAGGTGAATTACACAATATGCTTCTTACCGGTACAGCCGGTTTAGGTAAGACTACAGTTGCCAAAGCTTTATGTAAAGAACTTGATTTAGATTATATTCTAATTAATGGTTCTGAAGAAGGTAACATCGATACTCTTCGTGGAAAAATTAAAAAGTTTGCATCAACTGTTTCGTTACAAGGTGGCTATAAAGTAGTTATCCTTGATGAGGCAGATTATCTTAATGCACAATCAACACAACCTGCACTTCGTGGTTTTATCGAAGAGTTCTCTGCTAACTGTCGATTTATTCTAACTTGTAATTTCAAGAATAGAATCATTGAACCACTACACTCTCGTTGTACTCCAATCGAATTCAATATTGCAAAGAAAGACCACCCACAACTTATGGCTGACTTTATGTCACGTTGTAAAATGATACTTGATGCTGAAGGTATTAAGTATGATACTAAAGTTGTTGCTGAAGTCATTATGAAGTATTGTCCTGATTGGCGTCGTGTTCTAAATGAATTACAACGTTATTCCGCATCAGGTGTAATTGATTCAGGTATTCTCGTATCGATTGAAGAAAAAAATATTGATTCTCTTATGTCTAATCTTAAAAGTAAAAACTTTAAAGGTATGAGACAATGGGTAGTCGATAATATCGATGTAGAACCAGCTGCATTATTTAGACAAATATATGACAACATGGGTGATTATGTTGATCCACAATCTATACCTCAAGTTGTTCTTATACTTGCTGATTATCAATATAAGAATGCATTCGTAGCAGATCATGAACTCAATGTGGTTGCATGCCTCACTGAAATCATGGCGGGAGTTCAATTTAAATGAACCCATTCGAATATTTAAATGCGATTAATACAACCAAGAAAGATATAATGGTTGATGATATTGCAGAAGCAAATTATAATTCATTTATGATTAATCGTGGGTTATCTTATTTTCCAGATACGATATTGTTTGCAAATGAGATGAATGTAAATCATCATTTAGACAATCGCCTTCAATTTGATTTTTTTATAAATATAGTTAAGAAGAAAAAAAGATTCTCCAAATGGCTTAAGCCAAATGAAGTATCTAACTTGGATGTCGTAAAAGAATATTATGGTTATAGCAATGAAAAAGCTAAATCCGTATTATCATTATTTACTGATGAACAATTAACTGAATTGAAAAAAAGGATTAGTAAAGGTGGAAAACAATAATCAAACTCGCCCATGGACTCCGGCTGATATGCTGGAAGTTACATTAACAGAACCCGATGATTTTTTAAAAATTAAAGAAACATTAACTCGTATCGGTGTTGCTTCTCGTAAAGATAATAAGTTATTTCAAAGTTGTCATATCTTACACAAACAAGGTAGATATTTTATTGTGCACTTTAAAGAACTATTCTTATTAGACGGTAAGCCATCTAACTTAATTGAAAACGATATTCAACGTCGCAATACTATTACCACACTTTTGAGTGATTGGGGTTTAGTTGAAATTGTCAATCCAGAACAAGCAACTGATAAAGCTCCATTACGTCAAATTAAAGTGATTCCTCATAAAGACAAATCTTTATGGGAACTTTGTACAAAATATAATATTGGCAATTCAAACTAAAGTTTATTTTGTATAAATAAAAATGAACCGCCGGATTATCTGGGGTTCTAATTACTAACCTTGCTTATAACAAAGGAGGTCCAAAATGACTAATGCAAGATTACACGTACCACGTTCGCTTTTTTTAGGATTCGAAGGTCTATTCGATGATTTAGAGAGAATTCATTCGTCTGCTCGTAGTGGAGATAATTATCCACCTCACAACGTAGTAAAGATTGATGAAGAAAATTTTCTCATTGAGCTAGCCGTTGCTGGATTTACAGAAGACGATTTATCAGTTGATGTAAAAGAAGGCATTCTGAGAATAGCTGGAGATAAATCCAATCAAGGTAATGTTGAATACGTTCATAAAGGCATTTCGTCACGCAAGTTCGAGAAATCATTTAGAATTTCTGAGTTTGTAGTAATCGACGGTGCAGATCTGAGGAATGGTATACTTGTGGTGAAAGCCAGAGTAGAACTTCCACAAGAAAAGCGTCCTAGAAAGATCACAATCGGATCTGCTGGGACATCAAGTGAAAAGTCTTTTATTCAGGACTAATCAGGCGAAAACTCAGTAGACTAACCTAATCTACTGGAGAGTATCATGAAAAAACTTAGCCTAGATTCGATTAAAAAATGGCATGCTGAAGCAAAGGACAGATGTATTGTTTGTGCTCAGATTGCTGCATTTCTCAGTATTCCATATATCATTATTGGATTAACTGTTGTGCAAGTCAGCAGCGTTTATTAATCGAAGCAAAACTAGATGGGTGGCTTCGGTCACCCATCACCTTTAAATAAATGAAAAAAAAAACTATGTACATTTCTGTGAAACTGTGTTATAATATACATCTAAATTATGACAGAAGGTGACTATGAATTTTTATACTAATGTAACACGCTACGGCAACAATCTCCTTGTCCGTGGTTATAAGAATGGTAAGCGTTACGCTACCAAAGTAAAATATCAACCAACGTTCTTTGTATCAACAAGCTTTAACTCTCTTCATGAAGATGAGAGTGGTTGGCGATCGCTATGTGGTCGACCTGTAGGTAAAGTAAAACTTGACTCTATGCGTGATGCTAAAGAATGGATCAAAACAAATAAAGACGTTGTAGGTAGACATATATTTGGTAATGATCGTTATATTGCTGCTTATATCAACGAAGACTTTCCCGGTCAAATCGACTTTGATCGTAATCAAATCAATGTAACAACTATCGATATCGAGGTTGAATCTGATGATGGCTTTCCAGAACCAGAGTTGGCTGACAAAGCAATCGTATCAATCACAACTAAAAATAATATTGATAACACATACTACGTCTGGGGTTTACGCTCGTATGATGTAGAAAATACAATCATGAAAACACATCGTGTTGTATACAAACAATTCGAAACTGAAGCTCAATTACTTATGGACTTTACAGATTTTTGGCGTGGATCAAACTCACCTGATATTGTTACAGGTTGGAACGTAAGATTTTTTGATATGCCATATCTTATTAATCGTACAGCCAAAGTTCTTGATCATGAGTTTGTTAAACGCTATTCACCATGGGGTCATATTGATGCAAGACCAATTACTACAATGGGTCGTACTCAACAATCATATGACGTCAAAGGTATATCCATTCTTGATTATCTAGACTTATTTAAAAAGTTTGGTTATTCATACGGTGCTCAAGAATCATATAAGCTAGATCATATTGCCCACGTAGTTCTTGGTGAAAAGAAACTATCATATGAAGAACATGGTTCACTTCATACTTTATATCTTAAAGATTATCAAAAGTTTATTGATTATAATATTAAAGACGTTGAATTAGTTGATCGTCTTGAAGACAAGCTCGGTCTTATTACACTATGTCTAACCATAGCATATAAGGGTGGTGTGAACTATAACGATACTTTTGGCACAACTGCTATATGGGATTCAATTATCTATCGTGAATTGTATAATAAAAGAATTGCTGTACCATTTAGCGAAGAAAAAACTAAATCGCCATATCCAGGTGGTTACGTAAAAGATCCACATGTAGGATTACATAAGTGGGTGGTAAGCTTCGATCTTAATTCGCTATATCCTTCTCTTATTATGCAATATAATATGTCGCCTGAAACAATATCTGATGGTGAACAAACCAATGTTAACATTAATAAATTACTTGATAAGACATTGCACTTTAATGCATGTAATAGTGATAAGTCTATTGGTGGTAATGGTCAAATATTTAAAACCAATAAGAAAGGTATCTTGCCTGAAATCATTGATGGTATGTATACTGAACGTGTTGGTATTAAACGTCAAATGCTTGACTCACAACAAGCATTACAAGGTGTAGATAAAAAAGATAAGCAAGAAGTATATCGTATTGAACGTGATATTGCTATCAATGAAAATCGACAAATGGCCATTAAGATTCTTCTTAACTCTCTTTATGGTGCACTTGGTAATAAATACTTTCGATTCTTCGATCAACGTATTGCCGAGGCAATCACATTATCAGGTCAACTTACTATTCGTTGGGCTGAGGTAGCAATCAATGATTATCTTAATTCTATTCTTAAACCAGAAAAGCCACAAGATTATGTGATTGCAATTGATACCGATTCATTATATGTAAACCTTGATCCACTTGTTGAAGCAGTTAAACCAACTAAGCCGGTAGACTTTCTTGATACAGTTGCAACAGAAAAACTAGAACCTGCTCTTGCTAAAGCATACGATCATCTATTTAATATGATGGGTGGTATTGAAAATAAAATGGTTATGAAACGTGAAGCTATTGCTGATACAGGTATCTGGACTGCAAAGAAACGTTATATATTAAATGTACATGACAACGAAGGTGTACGTTATGCAGAACCTAAACTTAAGATCATGGGTATCGAAGCTATTAAGTCTTCTACTCCTATGCCATGTCGTATTGCTCTTAAAGAGTTATTTAAAGTAATCATTGAAGGTAATGAAGGCGAAACTCAAAAAGCTATTATGCAATTTAAACAATACTTTTCAACATTACCTGCGCATGAGATTGCGTTTCCTCGCGGTGTATCAAAAGTAAAAGAGTTTAAAGACAAAGAGTTAATATACAAGAAAGGTACTCCTATTCATGTTCGTGGTAGTTTACTTTATAATAAACGTGTAGAAGATTTATCTCTTACAAAAAAATACACACCAATTAAAAACGGCGACAAAGTTAAGTTTGTTTACTTACGTAAGCCAAACGTAATCAAAGAAAATGTAATTGCATTTCCAGATTATCTACCAGCTGAATTTGTAATTGATAAATATATTGACTATGACTTACAATTTCAAAAAACATTCCTTGATCCAATTGAACCAATACTTGATGCAATTGGCTGGTCACCCGAACAATCAGCAACGTTGGAAGAATTTTTTGGATAAAAAGGTTTACATTTACTTAAAAATATGTTATAATATACATTTAAAAATGGAGATACTATGAAAAAAGTACAAATACTTAAACTTATATCTGGCGAAGAAGTATTAGCTAGAACAGATTTAAAATCTGGAAATTATGTTTTAAAAATGCCAGTTACAGTTGTGCAAGATAATGATAACCTTGGTTTTCAACCATTTATGCCTTATGCAGCAAGTGATGAATTCAGAATAGATAAAGAAAAGGTTGTGTTTACATGTACACCTACAGCAGCTCTTACTGATCATTACTTAAAATCAACTACACCTTTAGATATGAATCCTCACTCGGAGATTATTTTATAATGAGTATTAACTGGGTAAGAGATATTCATACAATGCAAACTAAATATGGTACTCGTCAATGGGTACTAAATAATGTTACGAATAAAGAAAAGCTTAAAAAGTTTCTTGACTTTCGTTTAGATTTTATTGAAGAAGAGTTTGAAGAAACACTTAAAGCAACTCATGTTGATAAAGATCCTGAAGAAATTGTTGATGGTCTTATTGATATATGTGTTGTTGCAATTGGTACTCTTGACGCATTTGGTGTTGATCCATACAAAGCATGGAATGAAGTACATAAAGCAAATATGGCCAAAGAGGTAGGTGTTAAAGAATCAAGACCTAATCCACTTGGTGTACCTGATTTAATTAAACCTGATAATTGGCAAGCTCCAAGCCATGAAGGTAATCATGGATTATTTCCTTTAGTAGTAGAAGAACAGTTAGATTTATTTGATGAAGATAGCACTAACAATATTTGATAGCATATACGATAATACAACTTCAAAAAGAATTGATTACAAATCATTTGATGAGTTTGAACAAGTATTATATAAACTAGCAGAAAGCAAAAAGTTTAAACAAAAGAAAGACGCACCTCTTATCTCTCCGGCGACTTACGTGGAAACCTCCAAAAGAGCAAACGCAAACGTAGTCGCATGGGGAGGTTTTGGTATTGTCGATGTTGATGATTACGTTGGTAACATAGAAGATATTCATAAACAATATGAAGAATATAAATATGTATGTTATTCAACAGCAAGCTCTACCAAAGAAAATCCAAAGTTTCGTTTAGTATTTCCATTAACTAAATGGGTTGATAACGAACAGATCAAACATTTTTGGTATGCTCTTAATAAAGAGATTGGCGATATTGCCGATGCTCAAACAAAAGATTTATCTCGTATGTATTATATTCCAGCAACATATGAAGGTGCATATAACTTTATATTCTCTCACGATGGTAAGGTTATGGATCCAGAAGTATTAATGGAAAAGCATCGATATATATCTACAAGTGATTCATTCTTTGATCGATTACCTGAAGCAATTCGTAATGGTTTAATTGAACATCGTAAACAACAATTAAATAATAAAGACTTTAGTTGGTCAGGTTATCGTGATTGTCCTTTTGTTAATCAAAGACAGATTGAAGAATATAAACAAATAACTGATACTGGTTGGTATTACAAGATGTATCAGATTATGGTAACGGTTGCAGGTAATGCAACTAAACGTGGTTATCCAATCACAGCTCAAGAAATTGCATATCTATGTCGTGATCTTGATAATGATACAGGTGGTTGGTATGGTAAGCGCGATATGGTAAAAGAAGCTGATCGTGCAATTGAATATATCTTTAGGAGTAATATATGAAACTTTATTTTTTATGGCTTTATGATCTTTATAACTCAGTAATGGACCACAATAAAAATCCATTACGACATATTCCAGATCCAGTATCAAGACTTTGGATTATGACTGTACTTGCATGGATGTGGTGTATTGCCTTTGGTCTTTATATTGGTAGTGTAATCTATATGGGCATAAGCCTTGTTGCTCACATGGGTATATTGTTTATGATTATGTTTACTGCATCTATATTCTATGATGCTGAAAGACGAGGCGATAGCTGGATATTAGCTTTAAGAGTAGATCAGCTAAAAGAAAAAATTAAATTTAATCGTAGAAAGTTAAATAAGTGCGTATGGGATCATGATAAGGAGGCATAGTGTTTAAGAAAAAAGAAACATATCGCGACTATGAAAAGATGTTGGCTCGAGCAATTGATTATGATATTGGTGAAGATGATTTTGATTTACCAAAGCCAGCCATTTTAAAACAGAAACATGCAAAGATTGGATTGTATATTAAGCTTGCTGAAAAGCTTATTGCATTCATCACGTGTTTCTTTATTATAAGTGGAGTTATACATCAATGGTAAGTTTTAATGCAAAAAATCTTGATATAGATTTTTGGAAATCTAGAGCTAAAGCAGAAGCAACTTTAATATTCAATAAACCTTCAACTCGTAAAGGTCGAACGAAAGAGCAAATATTAGAAGCAGTTTTATATGGCCATGCTGCAGAAGTATATCTTATTGAGAATGAAAATTATACAGATGATAGAAGAGAATATAAAGATGTAATAGATCCACAAAAGGTACCAACTGAAATTAAAGTTACTGAAGGAGAATATTATGTTCCACATGTTTTAAAAAGAGCTAATGAAGCAAAGCTAGAAACGTGGAGAAAATATCCAGATAAACTTATGATTTTTATTGGTAATAAAAAGACATATGATTATTATCTTTATGGTACATATTATTGGAATAAAAAACAGTGTACATTTGCTTAAAAATATGTTATAATAGTCTCATTATTACGAGGAATACTTATGCTAAAAAAAGAATCAATTAAAGCCTTAGATGAATGTGCTGAACTTCAGCTCAAAAAATCTAATGATTATCAAAATCCTAATTCAAATATTCGGCAAGCTGATTACTATCCACGTGGTATTGCATCGTTACTTGATATTGTACATGCAAAAACATTACGTATGTATTCAGTTCTTGAAGCAATGGAAAATGATAAAAACTATAAACCTAACTTCGAATCACTTGAAGATTCAGCAAAAGATCTTATTAACTATGGTTCATTTATTGCTGCATATCTTCGTGGTGGTATTGATGGTCAAAGAGAAGATCGTGATTTCTTAAATCGTAAAATTGATA